AGCCCGCATCTCCACCACCTCCTCTCTTTCTGGGAGAGAAGGAGCGAAATCTTGTTAAACAAGTCAATGATGAGATCATCGAAAGGGTCATCGGCCAACAGGTCCTTTACTTCCCCATCGATATGTCTCGCACCAACTTCCATCCAATATATGGCGAGGCCATTGAAAAAACTTTTCTTCATCCAATCAGAGTCTATGCTCTTGTTGAATATGAAGGAGTTGAAACAACATTCCTTGAAGGCGTTGGTTTAGATAAAACAACAAATATCAAAGTCAACTTTCATAAACGAAGATTGACTGAAGATCAGAACCTTTTTGTTCGCGAAGGCGACTTCGTAAGATACGGAGATTTTTTTTACGAGATAGTTAAGTTAAATGAGCCAAAACAATTATTTGGCCAAATCGAGCATCGTTTTGAAGTATCAGCACAATGCATAAGAGCAAGGGACGGATTATTCAATGGCAGTTGAGACTAACGGACAGACAATTGAAGCATCAACATTAGAAAATATTGATGTTGGCTTTTATGAGTATATTGATGAACAATTAAATCTTCATGTGACCTCGAACGGTGGCTTTAAGAAAGTTCCTGTTATCTGGACAGCCGCAGAACGTGCTTTTCAAGTCAAAAACGATGCAACCCTTCGCGATTCTTCGGGCAAACTTCGCTTGCCTACCATAAACATCGAAAGAACATCTGTTGTCAAAGATCCTTCATTTAAAGGCTCTCATCAGGCAAATCATTTAATTCCAGCAACGGGACCTCGAGGTTACAAAAATAATCCTTCATTGCAAGGACGAAGAATTATTCAAGTTAAGTCCTCCGAGTTTATGGAGAACGATTTAAATCGAGACTCAAAAGGTGCGGCAAATACAGGCCATACAATAACAAAAAAAATTGTTTACGATGAAATCTACCTCCCGATACCTGTTTACGTTTCCATTACATATTCTTTAACAATTAGAACAGAATATCAGCAGCAAATGAATGATTTGGTTTTACCTTTGATAACATCAACAGGCCAAATCAATTCGTTTGTGTTTACAAAGAATGGTTATCGTTATGAAGCTTTTATTCAACAAGATTATACGCAAGACAACAATGCAAACAATCTCGGAGAAGAAGAAAGATATTTCTCAACCAAAATTGAAGTTAAGGTTCTTGGTTATGTTCATGGCCTTGGCGCAAACGATCCTAAACCTCAAGTCGTCACCAAAGAAAACATTGTCGAGGTTAAGTTGGTCGGAGAAAGAATAGTAAAAAATATTGGTGATGATAAGAATTATGTATGATAGGGTTATTGACTATTTAAATAACTATTTAATACGAATAACATTAAATTATAGGAGATACTTTAATGGCTACTAAATTTGACTTTTTGTCTCCCGGTGTAAATATCAGAGAGATCGACCGCTCAATCCTTCCAGCTCAAGCACAAGAGCCCGGACCGATTTTAATTGGGCGCGCTAAGCGAGGACCCGCTCTTAAGCCTGTTTTGATCAATACATACGAAGACTTTGTTTCTGTTTTTGGTGAACCTGTTCTTGGAACTGCTGGTTCAACTTCTGATGTTTGGAGACAAGGAAATATCCTTGGACCACAATACGCCGGTATTGCTGCTCAGGCTCATCTAGCTTCTCAAACATCTCCTGTTACATTTGTTCGTCTTTTGGGTGAGCAAGATGCTTCTCAAACATCCGGTGTTAAGGCTGGCTGGTCTGTAGCTGGATTAAACGCTGCTGTTGCTAGCAACTCAACAGCATACGGCTTGTTTATGGTAAACTCAGCTTCTGCTAATGCTAATCCAACAGGCTCGCTTGCAGCCATTCTTTATGCAACCGCAGGTGCTATTACGCTTTCTGGTACAATTGCTGGCTCTAGCGCTACTACTTCATCCGCTGGTACTCTTATTAAGTCCTCGGTAGATGGTAGAGGTTTCCAAATTGACATTTGGAGCTCTGGCGGCTCTGTCGCTGAATCTCATGTTGTTAACTTTAACAGAGATGATCAATCAAATTATATTCGTTCTAAAATGAATACAAATCCTGTGCTGACCAATTCTGCGCTTTATTCTTCAGTTAAAAACTATTGGCTTGGAGAAACATTTGAAAGAGATCTCGCAGATAACGTAACAAACAGCAATGCTGGTGAGGTATACGGTATCATTCTTCCTCTTCAAAGTGGATCTGCTGCTAACTGGGGTAATTGGCAACAAAAAATGAGAGTTGCACAATCAGGCTGGGTTATTGCTCAAGATACTGGTCCTGCTGCTTCTTATGTTGCCGAGGATGCTCAAAAACTTTTCCGTCTTGTTTCTCTTCATGAAGGTTCTGATCTTCAAAAGAATATTATGGTTGGAATTAGCAATATTACAGCTCCAAATGATGTTACCGTTAATGCTTTTGCGACATTCGATGTTGTAACAATGGACATGAATGGCAATGCTCTCGAGACCATGGCAGGCTGTGATCTTAATCCACAATCTGATAATTATATTGTTAAAAGATTTGGTGATACCAGCTTTGAGTGGATTCCAGCAGAAAGAAGATACCGAGTTAAAGGTTCTGAACCAAATATTTCAAATTACTTCCGAGTTGAGGTTGATGGTTTGGTTGAGGCTGGTGGTGCCGATGGTCTTGTTCCATTTGGTTTCCTCGGCCCTGTTCGTCCAAAAGGATTTTCTTTGATTTCAGGATCCTTCGAGGCACAAACTTTTGGCGCAACAGATTCTGGTTCTGCTGAAAATTTCGCAGGCGCTTTTGTCCAAGGTAATGCCGACATGCCTTATGCTGGTGGTGTTAGTTCAGATATTTTCGCATACTTGCCAACAAACTATTCTGCTTCATTCCGTTTTCCTTCTCTCGCTCTCCGAGACGCTGGTTCTGAAGGAAGCCCTGTTAGCGAATACGAAGTATACTACGGAATTCGTCCAAAGACCGCAGCAAATGAGTCAAGAAATGACGCTGGTTTCGGAGATTACTTAAGAGGTCTTCCTGCTGATATCGAATCTTACTCTGCTTCTGGTGATTACGAATATTCTTTTGTTTTCTCAATGGATGACCTTGTCGTTGATTCTGGTACTAGAACTGTAACTTATACTTCTGGATCACGTGCTGCTGGAACTTCTTTCACAGCAACTTCTGGTTCTTCAGATCTTCTCGGAGATGATCCAAATGCTTCATCAGGTGTTGAAATCAAGCAATTTGTTATGCCAATTTGGGGTGGTCGTGATGGCCTCGATGTAACCGAGAAAGAACCTTTTAGAAATACCCTTCTAGACGGTGGTGCTGACATCAATAACGCAATGGTTTATTCTTTGAATCTTGCTATTGATTCTATTAAAGATAACGAGCAAGTTATCGCAAACACTCTTAGTGTTCCCGGTGTAACTGTTAAAGCAATTACCGACAAAGTTATCTCAACTTGCGAGACCAGAAAAGACCTTCTTGGTATTATCGATCTCGAGCAAGCTTATGTTCCAACAACAGAAGCAGCTTCTGAAACTTATTATATTGCCAAGGACACAGTTAATAGAGCAAAGCTTAGAAAACTTAACTCAAGTTATGCGTGCGCTTTCCATCCATGGGTTCAGGTAAGCACCAACACTGGAACTGCTTCTGGTAAGCTTTGGGTTCCGCCTTCTGTTGCTGCTGTCGGTGCCTTCGCTGGATCAACCGCCCAATCAGAACTTTGGTTCGCTCCTGCTGGATTTACCCGTGGTGGCTTGAGTCCTCTCGGCGGCGTTGGCGGACCTCGCGTTGTTAATGTTCGTGAAGCTCTTTCATCAAAAGACAGAGATCTTCTTTACAAATACAACATTAACCCAATCGCTTCATTCCCCGGCGAAGGTATTGTTATCTTCGGTCAGAAGACACTTCAAGCGTTCCCATCTGCTCTTGACAGAATTAATGTTAGAAGACTTCTTATTTACCTTAAGAACGAGCTTTCAAATATTTCAAGAAGACTTCTTTTTGAACCAAATGTTCAAACAACTTGGAATCGATTCAAGTCTCAAGCAGACGGCGTTCTCTCAAATGTCCAAGCAAACCTCGGTGTAACCGAATACAAGATCGTTCTTGACGAGACCACAACCACTGCTGACCTTATTGACAGAAACATCTTGTACGCAAAGATTTACATCAAGCCTACAAGAGCAATTGAATACATCGTTGTTGATCTAATCGTTACCAACACCGGTGCAGAATTTGTGTAACGTGATAATTATTAATAATAGGAGATTAATTCAATGACATTCTGGTCTGCCCAATATAACCCCGGTTCCGAGCCAAAAAGAAATTATAGATTTCAAATCACATTTGAAGGTCTTACCGGACAAAATGGTCCAATTGTTTGGTTCGCAAAGAAGGTTGGTAAGCCTAAGTTTACTGTTACCGAAGCAAAGCATTCTTTCATGGATCACCACTTTTACTTTCCCGGTCGTGTTGAGTGGGACAAGATCTCTATGACTCTTGTTGATCCTGCTTCTCCTAACGCAACCGCCAATATTCTTCAATTGATTGTTGATTCAGGATATAAGATCCCAGCATCTGCTGCGTCTCAATTCTCTTCAATGTCAAAAGGAAAAGCTCAATCAGCGTTTATTTCAAACATCTTGATTCAGCAGATTGATGCTGATGGAAAGATTATCGAGCAATGGACATTGCACAATCCTTTCATTACTAATGTCAGTCTTCCTGAGTTGGCTTATGATAATGATGATCTCGGCGAGATTGAATTAGAACTTCGTTTTGATTACGCTGTATGTGATGTTTCTGGTGGACAGGCATCAAACGATAACAGCACCGAGTTCTTTGGACCTGCATAGAGCTTAACATGTCATGGTGGACCTCCCCAAACGTATACCCTAAAAGAAAAAACAAATTCATTGTTGAGTTTGGGGGAGGCAACAAATTATTTAATGTTAAAACTTGCACCCTTCCATCGGTTGAGGTTGCAACTAAAGAATATACTTTAATCAATCATAAATTTAATTATCCCGGCATCCCAACATGGCAACCAGTTAAAATGACATTTGTTGATGTGCAGAGCGCTGCTATGGTTAGAGGCTTTGATGATACAACCGAAATGTTGTTTAATATTTTAAATAACTCAGGCTATTATTACCCCGACATCCCAAATGAAGGATATAAAAAGTCAGGCGATGGTCATAAATTAGGCTACAATCCAAATGAAGAACAAAACCCAAGACAATTTAGCTCCAAGCTAACAACGACCGAAAAAGCTTCGACAATTGAGAATAGTTTTGGATCTGGCTTGATTGGTGGAACTCCGAATCCAACAGGTGCTAATTCTTCTTTAAATCGATCAATTTCAATTAATTTGCTTAATGAGCATGGAAACACTATTAACACTTGGCTTTTAGTTAATCCAATAATAACAAATATTTCATGGGGCGAGTTAGATTATTCCTCTGATGAATTATTAGAATGTTCTTTAGACATCAAGTACGATTGGGCAGAGTATGTGCCTGTTAGCAATTACCTAGATATTTAATTACTCACACAGAGAGGTGAAATTTGAGTAGAAACAATGAAGAAAGGTTTGGACCACGAGGCGACGGTGGTTCAGAATCTCCAGCAGCATCATCGCTGCCAAATCCAATGGATTTCGTCGCTCCAACAGAACATGTTGAGCTACCATCGCAAGGACAAGGATATCCAGAAGGTCATCCTCTTTGCGGAGAAGAGACAATTGAAATTCGCTTTATGACAGCAAAGGATGAGGACATTCTAACCTCACGCTCTTTGCTTAAGAAAGGTCTTGCAATTGAACGTCTTCTATCGTCTCTTATCTATGATCAAAGAATTGACGCAAAGTCTCTCTTGGTCGGAGATAGAAATGCTATTATTATTGCGGCAAGAAGATCAGCATATGGTAATATTTATAGCACCAAGGCAACATGCCCGAATTGTACAACCGTAACGCCACACGAATTTGATTTAAATAAAGCCGTTGTCACAACTCCAGAAGAGCTCGAAGATATTGGAATCACCAAAACAGACCGAGGCACCTTTGTTTGTTGGCTTCCAAAGACAGAGTTTAAGGTCGAGATTAGACTTCTTAAGGGTCAAGATGAAGTTGAGATGGTTGCCAAAGCTCAAAAACAAAATAAAAATAATTCTCCAGAACGAAATGTATCAGATCAACTTAAAAGGTTTATTGTCTCCGTAAATGACTTCGATACACCCAAAGTTATCAATCATGTCGTTGAAAATTTGACCGCTGTGGACTCAAAGTACCTACGGGGTGTCTACAGGCAATGTTCTCCAAACATTCAAATAATCGACGATTTTTCGTGTCCTGCATGTGGTTATGAACAGGAACTGGAGGTGCCTTTCGGGGCAGACTTTTTTTGGCCTGAGTGATGAATACATGGAGAATGTTTACGAACAATTCTTCATTTTAAAACATTATGGCGCATGGTCTTTGATTGAGCTTTATAATCTTCCTGTCGGTCTTCGAGAATGGTGGCTTAACCGAACCGTTCAAGAATACGAAAAGGAAAAAGAAGCAAATGAAAAGGCAATGAGAAAAGCAAGATGATTAATGCTCCCATGGAGCATTTTTCTTTATGATCTAATTATTGTATGAGGAACTCGTTATGATTGTTATCGATTTAACCAAAAAGAATCAACTAAATGAAAGCTGGCTTCGAATGATCGGCGCATGGTCAAAGACTTTACTGCAACAAATGTTTGGCAAAGACTTTAGCCTTAATATGTCTTTGAAGGAAGAAGAAGCTGACAATAAGCTTAAGTTTATTATCCGAGGAGAAGCCGAGGACATTAAAGCTTATGCTGACGCTTTGTTTATGGAGAAGCAATATCTTGAAGCTTATTCTCAATTTGGCAAAGATCATCCAATGACAAACAAACAACGAGGTTTGCTGCAAACGGCCGTTCAAAAATTCGAGGACAAAACTGGAATTCGCTGGCCCTTTGTTGACGAGGGTTGATAAGTGGCTGAATTAGAAAATCTTGAAGAAGAGGTCAAACTCGAGAAAGAAAGACTCGAGATTGTCAGAGAAAGATTAAAGCTTGAGCAGGAGCTTGCTAATTCTCAAAGAAATAGCAGTGGTGCATACATCGCTGCGCTTAAGGAGCAGGCAGCAATTGCAAATGAAATCAAAAGTGTTTTTGAAAAAAGCGACTTTAAGTTACAAGATCTCAATAAAGCAATGGAAGGCTTAAACCAAAAGTCTCAAGATGAATTGAACAGTATTTATCAAAAATACGAAGCTGAAATTAACTTGCTTGACATTACATTAGACGCAGACAAAATTCAAGAATTGATGAAACAGCGAGCAGAAGAAATGCTCAAAACTGCTGAAGCCCAAGGTAAAAAAGCAGAATTTATTAAAGATACTCAAGGAAAAATAAATACCGCTGTTGCTGGCATGGGAGCGAAACTTGGGCTCGCTGCGAATTTTCAAGATACAAACATTGGCAAGTTTTCTCAAATGCTTAGTGAAGCTCATGCTACAGGCGAGGCAGCCAAGATGATTGGCAAATCATTGAGCGACATGTTCGATCCTGCGAATCTTGCCGTCGCTTTCTTAGAAAAAGTCGCAGAATCAATGATTGCGGTGTTTGTTGCGACCGAACAAGCAAACGCTTCCTTTAGAAGATCAACAGGGTTTACCGGAGACTTCAGAGGCCAGATGATGGCTGTTGCAAATGAGACAATCTTTGCCGGTGTTGGAATCGCAGAAGTCGGAAAAGCATATGGCGCTCTTGCTCAGAATTTCTCAGCATTCAACCCACAAGCCGAGGAAGCAAATAAAGCAATGGTAAAAAATGTTGCTCTCCTTGAGCAGCTTGGCGTATCTGCATCAGAATCTGCAAAGGCCATGGACTTCATGCAAAGATCAATGGGTCTTTCTGCTGACGCTGCGACAGATATGACAAGACGTATCGCCATGGCAGGAAAGAACATTGGTATCACATCTTCAAAAATGATGTCCGACTTTGGTGCGGTCTCAGGCTATCTTGTAACCGAAGGTGATAGAATGGAGCAAGTCTTTGTTGACCTTGCGGCACAAGCCAAAGCAACAGGCATCGAGATCTCTTCTTTGGTCAACCTTGGAAAGCAATTCGATTCGTTCAGCAAAGCCGCTGAGATCACCGGACAATTGAATGCCGTTCTTGGAACAAACTTGAGCACACTCTCAATGATCAACGCATCGACCGAGGACAGACTCAATCTATTAAGAAATGAAATCAATACAGCCGTTGGTGGCTTTGACGGTCTTGATAAGTATACACAAATGTATGTTGCACAATCACTTGGACTAAAAGATGTTGGAGAAGCGCAAAGACTTCTTAACATGTCTCAAGCAGAGTATATGAAATATAACAAAGACATGCAAGCAAGAGCAGCAACAGAAAAAGAATTAGCGGATCTTGCACAAGAAATGGTCCCCGCCACACAGCAGCTTCAAATTGCAATAACAAAGCTCGGGTTAGCATTCGGTCCATTAATAGCAGCAGTAAGTTCAGTAATTTCAGTATTTGCATCATTTTTTCAATTTTTAAATGACACTGGTATTTTAGATGTTTTAATTGTTGGCTTTACTCTTTTATCTTTAGCTATTGCCGCCACTGCGGTAGATTTAACTATTGCAGCAGCAAAAGCAGCGATAGCATCGGCAAATTTTATTTTATCCGCACTTGGAGTAGAGACATTGTCGGCTAGCTTCATACGATTAGGAATGGCAACTCTTAAAACTTTTGGATACATTGGCGCGGCTGTTGCTGTTATGTATGCTCTAGAAAAGATGTTCGGGCCAACCAATACTGCAATTATAGGATTGATAGTTGGTGTAGGCCTCTTAGGATATGCTTTTATGAACCTCAATGCTTCAATGGGTGTCGTTGGGCTTGTTTTCTTAGCTATGTCAGCAATTCTTCACCAGAAAAATTCTCCTGAGTTTTACTTGCTATTCGGAGTAATGGCTGGGCTTGTTGTAGCTCTTGCATTGGCATTTGTGTTCATGCAATCAGTCTCAATGCCGGTTATCCTTGCTCTGACAGCAATGGCATTTGGGTTAGCTGGTATCTTCTACGCAATCTCGCTGCTTATTGATAGCATGACAGCATTCTTTGATCTAATGCTTCAAAACATAACATTATTGCCTCAACTTGCGATGAACCTTTACACTCTCGTTCCGGCGTTCATGGCACTCGGTGGAGCATTGATGTACGCCGGTCTAGGCTTTGGAACATTTGCTGCCGGAGCGTTGGCTGCGGCATTGGTTTTGGCTGGAGGATCGCTCGTATTCTTGGGTGCTGCTGTAGCAATGGCACCTTTAGTTGCTGAAATCTTCCTTTTGGGTGAAGGCTTTGAGAAAATGGGCAATGGAATCGAAAAGATTTCAAAAGCCCTTCAGTTGGTCTCTGCGATAACCGGAGGAGGCGAAGAATCGTTCTTTGCTTTATCATCCGATGGAACCCAAACATCAATTGTGGCAGCCAAAGGCGGCATGCTTAAAACATTCTCAAGCGACAAGCTCACAGTCGATGTGAAAATGCCCGAAATAAAGGTACCACAACCAATCGTTCATGTTTACATTGACGGAAAAGAAGTATCTCATAGCGTTAAATCAATGCTCGGAAGAGACACTGGAGCTGGATAATGGCGGCTTTCTGGCAGACTAAAAGAAAAGGGATCTTTAATGTTATCGGTGACGCTGTTCGAAACGGTGTTGACGGATCGTCGCAGTATGCAAATCGAAAACATGCGCATTTTTCAATTATTGACTTGAATAACAATGAGTCGGTTTCATTTAAAGCTTTCATTTCAGCGTTCTCGATTAGCGTTGATCACGGTTACGATGATGAAACAAGCGAGGGCCCAAAAGAAAGATATAAAAAAGCATCCTTGTTTTCTTATAGTCTCGAGCTTGATGTCCCTTCACACTCAACAAACGAGGCAATGAATAATCTTGCAAAGTTTTCTGCTTTTGAAAGAATGATTTCAATAGGAACTGCTGAAGTTACAAGAAGAAGACAACAACAAGAAGGCTTAATTTATCCGGATTTAGGATTTGCCATGGCAAACTTAATTCAAAACGGAAGATTTCGTTTGGGAGAAGCATATGATGAATCCGGTGTAAATCATGAAAAACCAATTTACGGTATTGTTAAAGATCTCTCATTCAAGCCAAGTCTAGATGATGGTTTTTATGAATTTGATAATAAAATCATTGCAAAACATTATAAATTATCAGTTAAAATCGATCTTTTATTAAGATCTGTTTATGGTATTTTCATGAATGGTTTTGATGAGTATGGGCACTATACTGAAGATGAAATAACCCAAACATCTGATCCTGGTACTTATCGTATAGGTGAAGATTCGATTAATCTTATAGAAGGGATCACAGTGACACCAGAGTTGGCTGTATCTGTCTATGATAAAGCATCTTATTGGCCATTCGGTATTATGGTTGGAGACTTAGTTATGACAAGGTCTTTAAGAAATACTTATAAAAATCTAGGTGCCTATGAAGGAAAATACTATGACATTAAAAGTATAAATTTTTTAGACAACACATTTTCTGATACAAAATACTCAAAAAATAAAGGACTATTTTTAGGCATTTCTACAACTCCAAAACTAGGTTACGCAATAGAAACTCCTGCATTGGCGGAACCAGAAAAGTATGTCATGTTTAAAGCATACTTGGGTGATTTTTCATACGCGAAAAAGCCAAAAATTGGTGATGTTGATACAAATGCAAACCCTGCTGGTGTTGTTTACGATTATAAAGCTGGTCTTGAAAAAGAATGGAACATTACTGTTGATGTTCCTTCGAATAATGTTGAAGAAGCTATAAAGAACCTTGCAAAAGTGAACATTTTATTTAGAATGGGAATTAACTATGTCAAGTCTGATTCTTCTGCTTTAGGGAGTACTCAAAAAGCTCATTGTTATGTGAGATTATCTAATTATATTTTTAACCCAGAAGTGGTTCCATACAGAAGTTTTTATTCAAGTGCGCAAGACATAATTGATACTGGTCTAAAATGTGTTATGGACACTGTTAATTTTGAAGTTGATGTTGAGTCTGGGTTTTATGAACATGCTGGTCACTTAATCCCAAAAGCTTTCAAATTAACATTTAATATTGATTATGTAGATACAGCAAAAGAATATGGTGTTGACTTTGAAAACGATGGTCTTTGGCCGCATGGCATGGATTGGCTTAATATTGAGCCCAACGCAGACCAACTAGAGCCGGTCGTTACTCCAACACCAGCACCCGAAGCAGGAGTGGAAGAACCGGTTGAAGAGACCGCGCCCCCGGCAGACACACCTCCAGTCGATGAAGCCCCAAGCCCACCAGCAGCACCTCCGGCTAATGTTCCAAATGACCCGCCAACACCGCCGGCAATTCCAGGAACTCCCTCAATACCAGCAGATGGCCTAGCTTAAGGATTAAAAAATGCCAAAATATTATTATGAAAAAAAGATTATCGATAAATATACTGCTTATGAGCCTTTATTGAACAATAGAGGCTTAAAGTACGTAGATCTTTACACAAAAGGTATAAAGATTCAGCTAGATTACTCAAAAATTCCATATAGAAAACATATTTGGTCTAAAGCAGATAATTTATTCAGACTAGCCAATAGATATTATAATGATAAAAACATGTGGTGGATTATTGCTTTTTATAATCAAAAGCCAACAGACGCACATTTTACAATTGGAGAAGAAATGTACATTCCGGCACGGCCTAATGATATTTTAAGCCAGGTGAGAGAAAATGGCTATTAAAGACGATAGATTCAAACAACTTCTTGAGGGCGCTCCATTTGATAATACTACAACAGATGAAGAAGAATTATTTTTCGAAAGAATTAATAATGAACTAAACAAATGGGGCTCTGACAGTGAGTATTTAGATGCTATTGATGCTTACTTTGCAGATACGATTAGAAATATTGATTCAAGGATTGATAAAAATATTGGAGCAATCCAGGGTTATATAACTATAAATACTGGTACTCAAATTACTGCCAATCAAGTTAAGGAAATTTTTAATTCTACTTCTCTGGATGAAACTTCATTAAAAAGAAAACGACAATATTATTATAATGTCGCAAAAAATACACCACAATTAGACGAAGCTCTTTTAATTAGTAATGTAATTGCTAATCAAATCCGAGTCGATTCAAATAGTCAAAGTGCTGTAAAATATAATTTATCAGGCGGTGGTGCAAAAATAAAAGAAGAAGCACTCAAAAAAACCTTGGAGAAAATAACTCCGCCGCCAGATGATACAAATGTCACATCATCTCTTCCAGAATCAATAACAGCAGGTTTCACAAAACAATGTGTTTTGATGGCCAACATTGGCACCCTTTATGATCATTATTATGACAGATTGTACGATCAAGTTAAATTTAAAAGCACGCAGGACAAGTATTTGGCAATGTCAGGTAAATACTTATACGGTGGCAATATTGTTCCTGTAAATATAAATAATCCAGAATATCTTATACCTTTTATGACATCGCCGCGTCAGATCTTCACAGGCTTCTTAAATGGTATCAAATCGAGGACTGCCTTTAACAATAAGCTAAAAAACAATATTGAAATCTGCTTTGTTAAGAAAGTCGATGGCGAAGTTCATGAATTTCCGTTTATTTCATCAAATAAATCACCAGATGGAGATTATAACTCTTTAATACAATATATGGTCGATAACGGTTATGGGGATACAACATCTGCAAAAGATTATTATAGAAACGCAAATGCTGTTGTGAAAAAAGAGCTTCAAAAAAATTGGATTAGTAGCCAAGGCGGTGGCGTTGGCGGAAATGTTTATAAATTCGACTCTTTTGACATAAGTTTCGAGGGAACTAATCCTTCAACTGCAAGAAATGATGTCAAAGTAAAATTATCATTCACTTTGACAAATTTAAATGTTATCAATAAACAAGAAACTTTGATCTCAAAACAAGATAGCGATAAAACACAAAACTTCACTCTTGCTGACTTGGTTAAATATCCTTTTTATGATAATGAGGCTTCTGGCGGTGGGAAATTGTTTAGAAGCCAGTATGACCCAAATCATAATCGAATAAGAATTTATTTAAGCACAGATTATATTGGAAATGAAGTCTTAAGTCCAGCGCAACAAGTATTTTTAAGAGATAATGTGTTAGCGCTAGATCTTACCTTGGTCGATCATGAATTTTCAAAATCTGGTGATGGTTTAAATACCGCTGTAACTTACACAGTAAATTATAGAGGTTATTCAGAGTCTTTGCTATCAACTCCTTTAATGGACGCACTCGTTACCAAAGATAGAATAAAAGAAAGAATAGACAGAGAAGAAATATTGAAAAAAGCAGTTACAGAGAACTGTTCTCTCTCGGAAGTTCAAAAGATTATTGGAGAATTAAATGCTGCGGCAGCAGCAGAGGCCAACGCTGGCTATGACAGAATTATAACTAACTTACAATCAGGCAAAAGAATCTATCAGGCCACGATTGGCACAGCAGCTAGCAAAGCTATAACAAAGATTTATAGACCTCAAACAGAAGAAGAAAAAAAACAGGGCAAAAATGTAACAGCTTCTTCTACTGCTGCCGTAGCACAAGCTACCGGTACATTGACTCTCACCAAAACTTCACAGACATACGACACTGACTCGGTTGGTTTTGATGAATCCGGTGCAAACCAAATTTATTTCTTTTATTTATTTGATTTATTGGATGTCATAACAGATAATCTTTATAATAGATCAGGAACAGGTACGAATTTTCAAGCTATAAGACTTAAAGATAGACCGTCAGATTTTGTTAAAGACAACAATCATAGATTTTTTCTTGGACCTATTTCTGTTCCAATTTATAATGGCAGTGGTACGATAACAAGAAAACTCATCAACCTAGGCAATTTACCTATTTCAGTTGAGTATTTTATTGATTGGTATAAAGAAAACGTAACTGATAAACAGTTATCATTTTTCCCAATCACTTCTTTCATTAGACAGATATTTGAGAGACTTGTTACAAATATGTTGCACGAATTTTGTTTTAATGATAATCTAGACAGCAAAGTGCTAATAAGAACCTCGATTTTCGAAGACTCAAAATACACAAATTATGATGGCACTGATGTAAGCACGGGCAACACAATTAGTGAAGCTGGTTATTATGGATTAGTTAGTAAGTTTTTTTGGAATAAACAATTTTTTGAGTTTAATGATCATTGGGATTTTGATAATAAAAATTTAATAAAAACATTGCAACCTCTTTTTCAAGTAGACCCCAAAAAAGGAGTGCGATTAGACAATAGAAAACCAATAACATGTATTGTGATTTACGCACAAGGTCGTTCCGATATTTATTCTACAGACCTAATAACAAAAATGGAAACAGACGCAACAATGCCAATTGTTGATGTTACTAATCCAAACTTTTCGTGGTATTTGAAGAATTGGTCTTTTTCGCGAGTTTCTCAACAAGGTTTGCGCGAGGCTAGATATTTTAATTCTTCTTTAAATTCTATAACACAGTTGGCCGCTGTTTATGATATAACATTAACATTTACAAAAGTTATTCCAACATTCTTTCCCGGCCAGATATTCAAAGTTCTTTTAAATGAATTAGGTTCTGTTCCCTCGGATCCAAATGGATTGCCTTATCAATTAGGTCTTGGAGGTTACCATTTGGTAACAAAAGTGTCACATGCTTATTCAACAGGAGCAATATATGATCCACAAATTACGACCTCTGTTACAATGCGTTGGTTCTCCTCGGGTTCCAAGCAAGAATTATTAAGACAAGTGCTTGTTGACACGAAAGTCACAGATCCTGCTCAGGCTATTACCGACGCGGCATGCGATGAGCTAACAAAATACGCTCAAGAAATTTCATCAGAAGTTGCTCAACAAGCACAAAGAGGCACGCTTGGTGCATCAAATGTCACAGAGCAAAATGTTGCACAAAGGTTTGAAAGTGCCGCAAGTGAATTTTCGCAACAATTTGGAACCTCGATCGCTGATCCAGTTAAATTTAAAGAAACTATTTTAACTCTTGCTAATTCTGTTAGAAGCAGTGGTGGCCCTTTAACAGCGGCAGCAGTAGCTGGACCTGGTGGGACCTACACTTACACTTACAACAAAGCAGATGATGTTGTCGAGATAAAAGATTCAACCGGCAAGATAACCGCTAAGCTTGACAAAAACAATCAAATAATCGAGGAATAATCATGGCACGCAAATTCATCGGAAGCAATACAGACAAATCCTCAAGAAGAACTTGGTATTACCGAGCAAAATTTGAGACAAGAGCATACACTCAACCTAATGCCGGAGAGAATCAAATCAAAGACATTACGTTTTTCGAAAGACAGTACTACGGAACTATAGACGAATTGGATTATCCAATTGTCCCTAAAGAAGATCTAATCATAGGATTAGCCGGAGGTAAGAGAGCCTTACCTTTCGTTGTTGATGCTTTCACAATCTTTAAGAAAAGAATGACCAAAGCTGTTGAGTATAACAAGATCTCAACAACGAATCCATTTTTTGTTAATTTTACACCTACGTTGGCATATCAGTCCCCCCTTCGTCAATACAAGGATTATTTAGGAAGAAAGCTACAGCAGTACAACCTAAATTATCTTGGAAATATAGTTGGCTATAAAAGTATAACATCTTTTGAGGACTATGTCAAGTATTTTGTTGAAAAAATTAAACAAGAAGGAGATAGCGTCTATTCCTTGTCTAAATGGTGTCGTTCGCCTGAATGTTCCGTTTATAACTCGGGTCTCGGAATATCAATAGATAACCTTGACTTTGGTGAAGATCAGCCAAAAATGGAACAATTTATCGATCATCAGGATTTCAATCATTATCTTAAGCTTGCTTTAAACTCGGGCTTTTCAATATCAAAAGATAATCCCGGGACCCTTATCTTTGATCTTTTATCTCCCGCTGCTGCTCCTTTTCTTGCTCCTTATGGTCTGAGAACATTAAGAGATATATTTTCACAATATTATGATAGAACAGAATTAAGAGAATTTATATATATAAGAAATATTATTAATAGATATTATAATTTATTTATTATACAAAATAAAATAATAAGATTAAATAAAGTAATATGTAATAAAACTTATACTGAATATCAAATAAGAGAAGCTCAAACATTAGAAGATTTAGATTTAAATTATCCAGAAGAATGGTTTTTAAATTATTATATTGATCTCCGAAATTATGAAGAAGGTTCTCCATTTAATCCACAATACATCGAATCAATAAAGAAAATTGCAAAAAAGAGACTAAAAAAGCTTGACACTGAAGAAGCATTAGGTTATATTAGTAAGACATTCAGAGATCAAACTTGGTCGAAGCCTTATGGCTATGATGATTTTCTTAAAAACCAAAACCAAGTAATCGATGATGATGTAACGCCTCCACCGAGAAGAGGAGGCTCCGGAGGCTATTAATGACATTTCAAACATTGGACGACAAACGAGACTGTAAAGGAGTATTCTACAACGGAGATTTTTATTTTGATAAGTTGCCTCGCAATCTAGATCTTACATGGTCTTGGTCAGAACATTTGGAGGATTATAATGTCGACTTCGCAGAGCTTTGGGTTAATGGAGAGAGCATTGATAATTGTGCTCCTGATCATCTTGTTGATCGTTATGTATTTCGAAAGCGACGGTTGGAAGCACACGTTAAAGCGATTGTTGGATCAAAGATCAACTTGGATGATAATTGCATTTATGACTTGGTGCCTCGGCATATTCTGCGGCATTATTATCAGTTAAAAAACGAAATCACCGAATGGGTCGTTGCGAACAACCCAAGACCAAAGAATTATTCTTTCCTCGTCGAAACACAGTCGACCATCAATAAAATAAGACAGCAGGAATTGCGAATAGATTGGGATAATCACAATCTTTTGTTCCTCCAAGACTCAAAGGCAAGATCACTCTACAAACGCTTCGCAAAGCAAAAATCTGCTGTTATTTACAATCTTTTTGGCACAATCACGGGTCGTTTGACCACAACCCAAGAGTCTTTTCCAATTATGAATCTGAAAGCAGAACATCGTAAAATCGTTGTTCCACAAAACGATCTCTTCATCGAACTTGACTTCAATGCCGCCGAGATCCGCAC